TAAATAATGGGAATCTTAGACAAAATTAAAAAGAATAGCAGTATTAAAGAATCTGCTATTTTATCCAAATCAAAGTTCTTTACTGAAAAGGATATGATATCAACGGCAATACCAATTATCAATGTGGCATTGTCTGGTAAATTAAATGGTGGTCTAACACCTGGTCTTACAATGTGGGCAGGTCCATCAAAACATTTTAAAACAGCCTTTAGTTTACTAATGGCAAAATCTTATTTGGAGAAATACGAAGATGCGGCTCTCTTATTCTATGACAGCGAGTTTGGTACTCCTCAGTCTTATTTTGATTCGTTTGGTATTGACACTAATCGTGTTTTACATACACCACTTACTGACATAGAACAGTTAAAATTTGATGTGATGCAACAACTAACTAATTTAGAGCGTAATGATAAATTAATTATTGTTATTGATTCAATTGGTAATCTTGCATCTAAGAAAGAAGTTGATGATGCACTAGAAGGTAAATCTGTTGCCGATATGTCAAGAGCCAAACAAGTTAAATCTTTGTTTAGAATGGTAACACCACATTTGACTATGAAAGATATACCGATGGTTGTTGTAAATCATACTTACAAAGAGATTGGTATGTTTCCTAAAGATATTGTTGGTGGCGGTACAGGTTCTTATTATTCTGCTGATAATATTTTCATTATTGGTCGCCAACAAGAAAAAGAAGGTACTGAAGTTGTTGGATATAATTTTATTATTAATGTAGAGAAAAGTCGTTATGTCAAAGAAAAATCCAAAATACCTGTTACAGTTTCTTTTGACGGTGGCATTAGCAAGTGGAGCGGCTTACTTGATCTCGCTCTTGAATCAGGCCATGTAATCAAACCATCTAATGGTTGGTATTCAAAAGTCAATATTGAAACTGGAGAAGTTGATGATAAAAAATATCGTATCAAAGATACAGATACAAAAGAATTTTGGTTAACAATACTAAAAGATAAAACATTCAAAGAGTTTATTGAAAACAAATATCGTATTTCTTCTGGTAATATTATGCAAAACGATATTGATGAAGCTTTTGATGTTGAAACGACCAATGGTGTAGAAGCATAAAATGATAGAAGGTATTGATTATTGTTTTATTGAACCTAAAAAAGATAAAACAATAACCTTTATTAAATTACTTGAGGGTCCCTATAAAGGCACCATATACAAATATGGAAAAGTAAAAATTCTGGAACAAGATGACGGACCCCATTTACATTTTGCTTTTGATGTGTTAGAATCTCCTCAGAACAAAGCCAAGAACTTACAAAAAGACACAAATTTTATCAAGTATGCTGGTGATATGCTTGTTGAGATTATGGGTGCCAATTTAGATGAGGAAATAATTGATGAAACTGGAACAAACGATTCTAAAGAATCTGATTTACAATGAAGAATACCTACGAAAAGTCTTACCATTCATTAAAGACGAATACTTTACCGATTCGGTTGAAAAGATTTTGTTTAAAGAAATCTCTGAATTTATTTCAAAGTATAATACTCCGCCAACGATTGAAGCGATTACATTGGCCGTCAAAGAAAGGAGAAATCTCACGAATGCTGAGATGGAAAAGTCCAAAAGTTATCTACAAGAGATTGAATTGGCTAAGGGTGAAGAATCCAAAATTCAATGGCTTATTGATAAAACCGAAAACTTCTGCCAAGAAAAAGCAATATACAACGCAGTATTGGGGTCTATTTCAATTTTGGATGGGAAAGACAAGACCCAAGACAAAGGTGCGATTCCCAAGATATTATCGGACGCCTTATCGGTAACATTTGATAATTCTGTTGGTCATGATTACCTAGAAGATTCTGATGAACGATATGAGTTCTATCACAAAAAAGAAGAAAGAATTCCTTTTGATTTGGAACTTTTTAATAAAATTACAAAAGGTGGTCTACCCACTAAAACCCTTAATATCGCTTTGGCTGGTACTGGTGTGGGAAAATCTCTTTTTATGTGTCATGTTGCTGCTGGTGCTATGTCTTTGGGTAAAAATGTACTTTACATTACCTTAGAAATGGCTGAAGAAAGAATTGCCGAAAGAATTGATGCAAATCTTTTGAATGTTACACTTGATGATTTAATTGAATTACCGAAAGATTTGTATGATAAAAAAGTTAATAGAATTCGTGAAAAAACTACCGGCAAACTTATTATTAAAGAGTACCCTCCTGCTTCAGCGAACGCAATTCATTTTAGAACACTACTTAATGAACTCAACCTCAAACGTAGTTTCGTTCCTGATATTATATTCATTGATTATCTCAATCTATGCTGTTCATCTCGCATTAAAGCCGGATCAAACATCAACTCCTACACTTACGTTAAATCCATTGCTGAAGAATTGCGAGGTTTGGCGGTTGAATTCGGAGTACCAGTTGTTTCTGCTACACAAACAACACGAAGTGGTTATACAAGTTCCGATCCCGGACTTGAAGACACAAGCGAGTCTTTTGGTCTGCCAGCAACCGCAGATCTGATGTTTGCTTTGATATCTACCGAAGAATTAGAAGAACTTGGTCAAATCATGGTGAAACAATTGAAAAACAGATATAATGATCCAAGTTTCTACAAAAGATTTGTTGTTGGCATTGATAGGAGTAAAATGAAATTATTTGATGTAGAGCAAGTTGCACAAGCTGGTTTAACAGACACAGGTCATGATAAACCATTAAATACATTTGGTGATAGAGAGAAAAAATCTTTTGATGGATTTAAAGTATGAGTTTAACTAAAGAAGATGCACTTTATTGTGCCACAATTTTTCAGAACTATTTTGATAGTTTTAGCAAGATTGACGATTACATGAGAAGCCAAAAGATGTTGCAAATGGCAGAATTGCCTGCAACATTACCTGGTTGTGGTCTTGAATATGATTTGTTTGATGATTATTCCATTTCACCTAATGATATGGAATTTGATTTGACAATTGCACCACATACACAATGGACAGAGTATATCAAACTTATTTCATCTCATAGAGTTGCCGATTCTATACCTGGTAGAAATATGAGATTTTATGTGACTGAGAAGAACACAGGAAAGATGATAGGATTCATCAGTCTTGGTTCTCCTGTCATTAATTGTAAGCCTCGTAACGATCTCATAGGTCAAATCTTTACGCAGACCAAAGAAGCGACCAAGGCGTTTAATGATACTACAATAATGGGTTTTACCATTGTTCCAACACAACCATTTGGTTATAATTATTTGGGTGGTAAACTCTTGGCTGCCATTTGTTGTTCCCATGAAATAAGAGAAATATTGAATAAAAAATACAATATGAATTTGTGTCTCTTTGAAACAACAAGCTTGTATGGAACATCTAAATCTGTGTCACAATATGATGGTATGAAACCTTATATTAGATTCAAAGGCGTTACAGATTCAAATTTTGTACCGAGTTTAGATGGCGAAACATATAAGATCATCAAAGATTTTATTGAAGAAAAGACTGGTAAAGATATTGTTAATCCTTTTGGTTCTAGTAAAAAACTAAAGGCAACAATGAAAGCAATCAGTCTTATCAAAGTAGGACTCAAAGGCACACCAGAATTAACAACATTTAATGAATCAATTGAAAAAGCAAAGTCTTTGACTGAGAGGAAAAGATACTATGTTTCTAATTATGGTTTCAAAAACTATATTGATGTGGTTGCTGGCAAGACAGACATTTTGGTACCAGATCCAGAAAACTTTGATAAATTTTACATGAAAAATATAGTACAATGGTGGAAACAAAAGGCAACTAATCGTTATGAAAATTTGAAAGCTGAAGGCCGTTTGAGAACAGAACTAGAAGTTTGGACATCAGGAAAGGATATTCAAATTATTAGATAAATACTTTCATTTGGGGGTAAAACCAAATGGCGTATACATTTTTTCCTGAATCTGCAACTGATATTAAAACGACTTTAAAAAATGCAGATTCTAAAAAAGTCAAAGAAATTATTGATTTATATTCTTACTTAAAAAAAGATTATCCTAAAATTCAAAAATTAATTAATATAGATCCTCAAAAAATAACTCCCGTTAACGTGACTAGGCAATTACAAGGACAAACCGAGATTGCCAAAATTATGAGAGATTCTAAAATAAAAAATATTAAAATAAAATTTGGAGATGGTTCTTCTGGTGGTAGGGGTGTTGGTAATAAAGGAACTGCTTATGAAGGAATTTTAGCTGAAGGACTTGAGAAATGGTGGGCTGGAGAAAAAGTAGAACCTAGTTTATTAGAAACAATTGAAAAAATTTCAGATTTACATAAATTAGAAAAATGCCCAACATTAGTGGTTAAATCTGTTGGAGAATTGAATAACAAAAGACCGTTCACTTTTACAGGAAATGATGTTACAATAGGTTCAAAAATACCAGTAACAAATAACAATTTAGGAAAAGTTGTATCTGATATTACATTAGAATGTGGTCAACGTGAGATTTACTTAAGTCTTAAAACTGGAGGCACAGTAACCTTTTTTAATTCTGGTATAAAAACTGTTTTGAGTCCAGCTGAAATTAAAACAGGAAAAATTACAAATGAGGACGGTTTAAAAATATTGAAAATGTTTAACATAAACAACGCTTTATTTTGTGATATATTTAATGGAAAATTAAAACAAGGTTATTCTGAAGATGTTTGGAAAACAATGAAAGCAAATCAGAAAACAATGCTAAAAAATTTTTTAGAATCTGGCATTGGTCATGGATATACTATTGTGCATAAATTATCAAATGAGACAAAAGTGTATAAGGTTACTGAAAAATATATGCAAGAAGCTGCAACACCAATGTCATGCGTTGTTTATTATGGAGGAAAAGGTGGATCAGGTAAAAGAATAGATATGGAAATAAAGACCGGACACTATATGCTTAAACTTAATATGAGAGATACACAAGGAGGAGATGGATATCCAACCCGCATGATGTGTGATTATTCTTACTTATAATTGGAAATTTTATGGCACTTGTAGATTTTGATAAAGTAATGGCAGAATATGCCAATGTTGGTGTAGATTTTGAATTTAACGCTGTCTCTGAAGAAGAATATAATACAAAGATTAAAGATGCACAAGTTCAAGCATCTTCTTTGACTGCTGACCAATATCAAGATAGATTATCCAAACTGGAAAAAATAATTATACCTTTTCTACAAAAACTCCATGAGACTGGAGACAAAGAATATATACATTGGCCTAATAGAAAACCCATCATAGAGCAACAAATACAAAAAATTCTGAACTTAACTAGAGGATAATTATGAGCGCAACGGTGATTATACCAACGACTGGTGCCAGTACGTTGAGAGATGCTATTGAATCTGTATTAAAACAATCATACAAAGATACCATTTGTTATGTGGTTGTTGATGGTGAACAAGCACTAGAAAAAGCAATTGAAATAAAATGTAAATTTGATGATGATAGATTGGTGATGGCAACTTTACCAATCAATGTTGGTGCAAAAGGTTTTTATGGGCACAGAGTGTATGCAGCTTTCACACATTTAGTTAATTCTGAATATGTATTGTATCTTGACCAAGATAATTGGTTCTATGATAAGCACGTTGAATATTGTGTGGAAACTATTGAAAGGCGAGGATTAGATTGGGCATATTCACTTAGACAGATCCATGATAGAGATGGTACACTTATTACTTTAGATAATTGTGAATCTTTAGGTAAATGGCCAGTTTTTAGTGGTAATTATAATCATATAGATACAAATTGTTATTGCCTTAAAACCAAAACTGCGATACAATTAGCACAGGTTTGGCACGGTGGTTGGGGACAAGACAGAGTGTTCTTACAAGCAATCTCCAAATATTTTCCAAAATTTGATTGTTCAAATGAATATAGTGTTCATTACCGCCTTGATGGCAACAAAGGTTCAGTACAAAAAGAATTCTTTGAACATGGTAATGAAGTGATGTTTAACAGATATAATGGAGTTTACCCATGGCACAAAAAGACCTAATAATTGGAGGTTGCACAAATTATGGCATCAACGAATTAAAACCTTGGGTACTTTCAGTCAATGAATGTATGCCTGATTCACATAAAGTAATGTGTATCGGCACTGCAACATCAGAAACAAGAGATTGGTTAAGAGAACAAGGTTTTAAATTGATTGATATGCCTAACATGAAATTACCTGTTCATGTTTTACGTTTCTTTTCAATCTATGAGTATCTAAGAACAAATTGGAAAAATTATCGTTATGTAGTAACTACTGATGTTAAGGATGTATTCTTCCAGTATTCACCATTTAAATGGATGGAAGATAAATCAATTGGTAAAAAAGATAAGCATTTAGTTTGTGGTTCAGAAGGATTAAAATACAAAGACGAACCATGGGGTAATGAAAACTTAATGCAAGCTTATGGCCAATACGTCCACGGATTATTTAAAAACAACACAATATACAATGTTGGAGTTATTGGTGGTACTTCAGAGTATGTAAAAGATTTAGTATTTAATATCTTTACTAATGCGGTGAATAGACCAATTCCTATTTGTGATCAAGCAGTATTTAATGTACTAATCAATACACAACCATACCTAGATAAAATATTCTTTGCACAAAATAGTGATGCATGGGCTTGTCAAGCAGGTACAATGGTTGATCCTTCTAAAATTGAACAATTCAGACCACATCTCTTAGAAGAAGAACCAATGTTTGATAATGATGTTGTATGGACTGCTGACCGTGAAATGTATTGTATTGTACATCAATATGATAGAGTACCTGAATGGAAAAAATATATTAGAGAAAATTATGGTCAAAGAAATGATGATGAATATTTCATTTATAAAGTATGAGTAAAATTTTATATGTTGTACATAGATATGCACCGTTTCCTGGTGGATCCGAAAACTACGTCAGAGACATGGCTGAAGAAACTTTATCCAGAGGGCATACCGTTGCTGTGTTTACAGGAGAACACAAAGGAGATTGGAACGGAGTCCGAGTTTCTTCAGATACACAAATATTATTGGAACAATGGGATCTAATTGTAGTGCATGGAGGTAATGTAGGTCTACAAGATTTTGTTTTATCTAATGCAAAACGAATTTCTTCTCCTATATTATTCATGCAAATTATTCCATCCAATTCAACAGTCTATAAAAATGCTTACAAAGATTGTAAATATATTGGTTGTTCAACACACGAAGATTGGGATTATCCTTTAGTTCATGCATACAAAGATAAGTGTGTACGGATTCGTCATGGTATAAATCCGAACATATCTACTGGTACAATAGGATTCCGTGAAAAATATGGAATTAAAACAAAATATATGTTTTTATCTTGTGGTGGTTTTTGGCCTAACAAAGCATTTCCAGAATTGGTTAGCGTATTTAATAAAACAAAAAGAGATGATGTTACATTAGTATTGACTGGTTATGATAATCGTCATAATATTAAACCAGCAGAATCTGAATTTGTCAAAGTATTAGATATACCAAATCGTTCAGATGTAATGTCCGCAATTAAAGAATCGGACCTATACATCATGCACTCTTTTTCAGAAGGATTTGGATTAGTAATACTAGAATCAATATTGAATAAAACTCCTTGGGCAGCCAGAAATATTGCGGGTGCAAAACTATTAAACGATTTTGGTTTTACTTATGAAAATGATGATGATTTGTTAAAGTATTTAATTGAGTTTGATGGTGATAAATCAAATGTTGATGAGGCTTACAAATATGTACTAAACAATCATATGATAAAAAATACAGTGGATGATATATTAAAATTAGTTGGAGATAATAATGGATAAATTTTCTGGTTATGGCTTGATAGAGTTACTTAAAGATGTCACAAATCCAGTTGGTATTGAAATTGGTTGTTCAGAAGGTAATACAACTGAGCCATTGTTAAAACAAATTCCAAATTTAACATTATATTCTATTGATCCATATATTGACTATGTTGATTGGAATGGTAGATTCTTAAATGAAGCAGAAGAATTATATCAAAGAACAATGGAAAGATTAAGACCATATGGTAATAATTTTATCATGATTCGTGAAACCTCCGATGATGCAGTTTCTAAATTTGTTGATGATGCATATGATTTTATTTTCATTGATGGTCTACACACATATGAACAAGTCTTGTTAGATTGTCAAAACTATTATTCTAAAATCAGAAAAGGTGGAATTTTTGCTGGTCATGATTATGATGCAATTGAAGGTGTTAGACAAGCTGTAGACAAATTTGCTTCAAGTGTTGGTGCAAAAATATTAAAAACTGAAGTTGATGTTTGGTATTGGATTAAATGAAAAACTTATTCATAATTACTTCTTGTTTGTTTCCAAAAATAGGAACACCAATTTTACCAAACGAAAGGTTTGAAAAAACTATTGAATCAATTGAATCGGTTCGTAAAAAAGATCCTACTGCATATATTGTATTGTCGGATGTATCAATTAATCCAACAACAAATGAGTATAAACAAACTCTAGTTGATCTTGTAGATTATTATCATGATTTAAGTGTTTATCAAAAGATAAAGGCATTGTCTGAATTAGGACTTAAAAGTGCATCTGAAAGTTGCCTGATGATAGAAACATTAGACATTTTAAAATGGACTGGCAAAATAGATGAAATGGATAGAATATTCAAATTGTCTGGTAGAATTGTCTTAAGTCCAGAATTTGATATAAACTTTTATAATGACAAACAAGGTAAATATGTTTTTAAGAAAAAAGAAGAATCTTGGAGAAAAGATCAATACACACATTACTTAGATACAAGATTGTATTCTTTTTGTAGTAGCTTGTATGAAACTCATAGACAAATACTGCAAAACTCATTGTCTCAAATACTAAACAGGGGTCTGGACATAGAACATACTTTTGCATTACAGATTCCCCAAGATAAACTGATTGAGGTTGATCGTGTATTTTGTCAAGGTCAACCGGCAGAATTGAACGGGGAATGGAAGTATGACTAAACAATTACATAAATAGGTTAACAGGCAACCATAGTGTGTTGCAATTCAAAGGTGTCAAATGTTAACTTTTAAATCATATCTTACAGAAGCATCAATCCGTCAAGGACTACCTCATATTACAACTATGAGCCATGATCAATTTCATGGTTTAATACATTCAGGTAAGGTGCATATAAAAAATACTACTGAAAAGACCGATGGTCAAACTCATATGATGGGTCACGATGAACATGGTTTTTATACTCAAAGTTCTGGTTCTGGTTCAGAAAAAATGAGAAAACCAGAGGACTATGAAGAAAGAGCAAAACGCCGTGCAAAAGAAACTGGTAAACCATATGATCCAACAGCTGCAAAAGCATTTGGTCATGTTCATAAAGTATTGCAGAATAATAAAAAATTACAAGATCACCTGAAAAAAGAACATGAAAAAACTGGTAAAGAAGTAAAAGTTCGTGGAGAATTATTCTACAAACCATGGGGTAGACCAGGTGATAAACCAGGAGAAACTAAGTTTGTTGGTACATCATACGCAACACATCACATGGGTAAAGTTGGTAAATATGTAATTCACTCCAAGTTACCAGAGAATCAAGGTCATGACATAGAGCACTTTAAAAAGCATTTGTCAGACGAACATATGAATTTTGATGATGATACACTACATCATCCTCATGGTAAAAAAGGTTCTCATGTTGATGTCTCACAAGAAAAGAAAGAATTTGGTAAACTAAACCATGAGTTAATTAACTCAAGAACCACCAAAACAAATAAAGAAGCTAAGATGGCAGAGGTGGAAAAAATGCACAATCTTCAACATAGGGTTTCTCATAAAGTAGATGCTCATGTTAAATCTCTTGGTTTCCATCCTAAATGGGGTTCTGGTTCAGAAGGTATTGTTGTACATCCTCACGGTTCACAACCTCGTTTCAAAGTTACATCCGATGCATTTAGAGCATATAAATCATCCGAAGAATCTAAAAACTTATTAAAAAGAAAATGAAATCATTCAAACAATTTATAACAGAAGGTGGTAACGTAAAGATTGGTGAGCACTCAGCACAACCAATTAAAATTACTGCTAAAAATAGAAATTCTGTTCAAACTGATGTACACGAAATGTTGCATCACTTAAACAAATCTTTTCATAAAGAATATGGATCACATTTATTTGGTGCAAACGATAAAGCATTGCACACAGGTTCTGCATATGGTGGATCAACAAGAGCTTTAATGGACAGAAATATTGACCATGCAGAGTTTGCAAAACATAAAAAAGAATCTGGTGACCTTGATGTTAAAATTCCACATGAACATATGGAACACATATTACATCATATGCAACCAGGTAAAAAATTTGGTAAATATACGGTTCTAGGTGTGAAAAAAGGTGCTGAACATCATGCACTATTAAGACACAAAAATGGTGGAGTACATCAAGTAGACCTTAAAGGCGCACACTATGAAAATGATGAGCCATCACATTTTGACCAATTATCTGATAACTCACATTGGGATGATATCAAAAAAGGTATCAAAGGAGTACATCATAAGAAATTAATTAATGCAGCTGGTGGTGACAAACACAAATATTCTATGTTGTATGGCATTGGTTCAAGAGAGACAAAAGATCCTCATTGGACAAACAATACTAAAGAAATGACACATAAATTATTTGGTAAGAGATCAAATGAAAAAGATTTACATTCTTTCCAAGGTGTTACAAATTTAATTAAGAAACATATTCCAGCATCTGAACACCAAAAGATTTATGATAAGTTCAAATCAGATTTAAAACAGAGCAAGGGTATAGATCATTCTAAAGCACTTGCACATCTACAACAACACCTCCATGTTCACGACCATGATTAGTTTTAAACACTTTATTAACGAAGAAGCAGAACACCATGCAAGTGTAATACCACTTGTCGGTTTTTCACCTTTTAGCCACATGGGTCATGCAAAGGACCTTGGCGGTGCTATGGCAAGATTGCCAGGTAAAAAACATATTGGTATTTCTCAAAAAGCAGATTTATATTCTCCAGAAGAACGCTCAAATATTCTACACAAACAATGGGGTCAAGACATTACACACCACCATGCAAAATCTGGTGGCGAAACTATTGCCAAAGCATTTCATTCTTTACCAAAAAAAGGTAAAAAACATTTGCACATTTTAGTTGGTCACGATAGAGCAGCTATGGCTCAAGGTCTTAAGAAATCATTAGAGGCGGGTAAAATTAAAGAGATGGGTGATCACAAATGGGACACGATTACTATTCATCATCCAGAAGATACAGGTAGAAGCCATGGTATGTCAGGTACTGCAATGAGAACTGCTGCTGACAAAGGAGATTTAGAAACATTTCATAAACATTTAGGTCCTGCTTTTAGTAAAACACAAGCAAAATCTCATATGCAAAGAATAAAGAAAGCCTTAGATAGCGGACAATTAAAAGTTAAAAGATGAAATTATTTAAAGAGTTATACAGTCAGAAAAGGTTAGAAAATAAATTCTTTTCCGAAGAAAAACAATCTAAACGCAGAGCAGTATTTGTTACTGGTGGTCCAGGTTCTGGTAAAGATATTATTATTAGAGAATGTCTTTCTGGTAAAAATTTATTGGAAATGGACTCATTTGGTATTCATAAAATACTAATGGACAAAGAATTATTAATCTATGGTTCAGATTTTAGAGCTAGAGCACTATGTAAAAGAGAAAATGTAGTCATTACCTGTACAGCAGATAATGAACAAATGATTGCATCTATCAAAGAAGAACTGGAAGAACTAGGATACGACACCATGATGATCTTTGTTGATACATCTAACATAGTGTCAAAACAAAGAAATGAATCTCTTAATCGTATGATTAAAGAATCGGTAAGATTTGACAAGTGGTCAAAGTCACAAGAAAATAAGGTATTTTTCCATGAAATGTTTGAAAACTTCATTTATTTCAAAAACGATACAATTATTGATTATTTAAAAGAAGAAATTAAAGGAATCAATAAAAACATTAATACATTTATCGCATTTAATAAATATAATGATATAGCAACAGATAGGCTTGCCGAAAATGATAAGAAACCTAATTCTAAAAATATTCAAGTTAAAACCGTTAAAAAGTACAACCCAGGATTTGAGAAAGCAAAAGGACCAGCAGATGCAAGTCCAGACAACTCAAACAAAAGGCTCAGACTTGGACAAAGTGACGAAATTAAAGGAAATACCTTCCCAAGGAAAAATCCAAACGGAAGTCCAACAGTTACAGGTGGAGCTTGGCACGGAGCCTACGAAGAAGCGAGGCCGACCATCAAATTCAACAAACCGCCAAAAGAAACAAACTTTAGTTACGACAAAGACAAAATCAAAAGGCTCAAAAAAGGCAATAGCTCTTTAACTGGAGCTAGAGTTGGTAGACCACCAGGTGTGGGACCAGAATATGATACAAGAGCAGGTGGTCAAGGTGCTGCAGCCGGTGCCGGACTTGGCCAGAATTTATACGGAGAAACACAAGAATATAGCAATGCACAACCTTCCAGTTCAGCAATGCCTGGAAGTTCTGCAATGCAACCAAACCCTCTAAGCAATGCTTATGATGGTAAGAAAAAAGAATTTAAAAAATTTAGAACCACTATTAAAGAGTTTAATGGATTTCAAAATGATGTTGAGAGTGGAGTTGGTGGTGTTCTAGGTGGTGCAGGTAATAAAGAAGGTATGGAGACATACAAAGATAACAAATATAAAATTGGTATTGAAATTAATAAAAAGAAGAAAAAGGGAGCAAAATAATGTTCGGCAATAAACCATCACGATCAATGTTAGATGCGGTAAACAAAGTTCTTTTGGAAGAACCAAAAGATAAAAAAAGAATGATTACTGATGCAGAAATGGATGAAACAGGTTTTCATAAAGCTGCTCACGCTGCTAAGAGAGCAAATCAAACCCACTTTGAATTTCAAGGTAAAAAATATCCTGTAACCGCAAAATCTCACAAAGAAGGTTATGTTGATGACATTGTTGCAAAAGCAAGAGCAAGCGGAATGAATGCCAAAGTTGTTACAAAAGCTGACAAAGAAAGAGATTTGCAGGCTGTGATAGATAGACAGAAAAAAGCAAAAGAAAAAGCTGCAAGTAATCCACCAAGTGATAGCATGATTGGAAAAGGCCGAGATAGTTTTGGTCCAAATAAGGGATATGGTCAAGGTCGTTATATGGGTGATTCTGTTGAGGTAGGATCATTTGCACAGCGTTTGCTTGAAAGAGAAATGACTTCTGGTGAGAAAAAGAAAAGAGAAAAGATTGTAATGTCAATGAAAGACAAAACGGAGTATTTCAAAAAGAAGTACGGTAAAAACTGGAAAAATGTAATGTATGCAACTGCTACTAAAAATGCCATGGGTGAAGAAGTAGAAGAAATGGATGAAGGCATGATGGACACCATGAAAAAAGTTGGTAGCAAAGTGCTCAAAACCTTAGGTCATGGTGATGATAAAGAAATGCGTAAAGACTTGCAAAGGAAAATGGGTATGAAACCTACTGGTGAAAAACCAATGAAGAAAGAAGAAGTTGAAGAATTGGATGAAACTACCGGTGTAACTGATTACAATCCAAAAAGTCAAGGCGGTACAAGAAAAGAATTATTAGCGATGTATGCTAAATCTGGTGATCCTAAACACGCAGAAGCTGCAAGAAAAGCAGGTGCAACACAATCAGAACTAAAAACCGCAAGAGTAGTAGATAGTATGTTTGGACATCGTGGTGGTGTAGATAAACTTGGAATTAGAAAAGAAGAAGTTGAATTAGCTGAGAAGAATGATTCACACACTCATGCTGCTCACTATGAAAATGAAAAAGGTGAGTGGACAGGTATGAACTTGTTTACTGCTAAAGACGATGATGATGCAATCAAACAAGCACAATCAAAATGCAAAGAAGGTTGCCGTTTATCTAAAGTAGAACGCCACACAACAGTTAAAGAAGAAATTGAATCTTTAGATGAAATAGATAGAAATGCTCTATATCACAAACTTCAAGCTCATATTGCCAATAAAAACAAAGCATATAGTGCTGACAAAGCAAGAGAATTCTCTGGTGGTAAACTTAGAGATGCTGGAGAGAAAAAAACATCATTAGATAAGCACGTTGCAGGCATTAAAAAAGCTCAACGCACTTTAGGTAAAGTAACAGCAAAACCACATAATATAAAATCAGAAGAATTTACTGAAGCAAAAGATCCACATATCGATGCAGGAGTTGGTGCTCAACCAAATGAAGCTATGGGTCACACACCTTTAACAAGAGCAAAAGAAATGGCACGCAATGCAATGAATCGTGTTAAGACTGAAATGTTAGGCAAGGCGCCAGGTAACAACTAATATGAACTCAACGGCAAAAAAACTAAAAGAGATTGTCAAGGGCACAGCACCAAAGTCTACTTTTGGTACTGACCCTAGAGATCCATATTCTGCGAAAGCTGAACTTTCTGAAAGTTTATTGGATAGATATCTCAATTCTATTGGTATTAATCCAAAGTTTGTTAGCACAAATACTAAAGTATCACACTCTAAGTCTGGTGCGTTTATGAATTGGGCTAAAAACCATCAGCATGAAGAAGTGCAGTCTGAAGATATTGGTTATATGGCAACTCAAGGTCAAGGCGGTAAAACTAAAGAACGCAAAGGTGATATTCAAAAATCATCTTCTGCTTACAAAGAAGTTAAAACACCTCATGGTCCTGGTTCACACAATGAAGAAGTCATGGGTGAATTGATTAAGATTCGCAAAAAAGAAAAAGAACTTACCAATAAAGATATTGGAGATTTCAACAAGAAGGTAAAGCATGAAGAAACTGAGTTGGATGAAATATCTTTAGGTGACTATAAACAAAAAGCTACTCAACAGACTAAAGAATTAAAACCACACACTAAAGGTGAGTATGGTGACATTGCTAAGCGTATGTTAACTCGCCGTGAAAAAGGTTTAAAGATGGCTGCTAAAAGAGAAGATATTATGCAGCCTAAAGGTTCTCAAAGTGGTGCATTGACTCCTGAATCTGTACAAGAAGCAACTAAAAAATTATCAGCATCTGAAAAGTTAATGAAAGCACTTGACAAACATAAGAAGAAAGCAAAAGATGCAAGAACTGGTTTATCTGGTTTAGACTATGAAGACCACCAACGTAAGTTAGCTGCATTAATGAAAAGTATGAAGTCGGAAGATGTTGGTGACCCAAAAGCTGCCGTCAATGCTGATGGGTTAAATACAGCAATGGATAGATTACAGACAGAACGAAAAAACGAGATGTCTAAATCAGCTAGAATTATTAAGTCTTTATATAAAAAGAAAGGCGTGACTGAGGAACTTCACGATACTGAGAAAGAAGATAAGTCTATTGCCACTTACGGCAAGAAACCTAATTTAGAAAAAGCAGATAAAGATGATAGTAAAGGTGAGAAGAAACCTCAAGCTGCAGCAGTATTGTCAGGTGGTAAAACTTTAACTGGTACCGATAGGGACACGATAGAGTTGGATCCAATGATGAGAAACCGTCCTAATCAACCAGATGTCACTAAAAAAGACGATAAAGATAAGAACAAAGACGGCAAAAAAGAAGAAAAGAAATCTGATAAATAAGCCAAAACCTAATACACAGGAGATATAAAATGCCATTATGGGGAAATACTGACGCTGGTAATCAAAAACCAAAGTCACCATTCTTACGTCAAGTTAGAGAAAATGTACAGTTAATAACAGCTAATAGTACAGTTTCTGGTAACACTTCAATCACATTCATTTACAATGACGGTGCAGGTAACAACGTTGCTAACATCGGTGTTGCTGCTGGTCAATTCGTTTACTTCTATCCAAACGGTGCTGCATCAGTTGGTGGTACAGC